GACGACCTCGATGAGGCCCTGATCGATGAGCGGCTGCACCGCCTCGGTGAGGACGTTGAGCATGATGCGGTCGAAGCCGGCGGTGATGCGCTGGAGCTGACGCAGCCGCTGCCCCATGGCCTGCACTGCGGCTGTGCCGCGCTCGGTGTGGACGCTGAGCTGCACCGCCTGCCGCACGGGGCTCATACCGAGGAGGCGTCCGTACTCGTCGATTACGTAGTCGCGCGTCACCGGATCGATGAAGCGAGCCGCATGCGATTCGCCGGTGCGGATGTCTCGCAGGAAGGCGCCGCCGAAGCCGGTCGCGACCGGAGACGTGCCATAGCCGCCGCTCGTCGTTCCGGCGGCTTGCATTCCTGCTCCGGGCATCGGTCGATCTCCTGAGGATCAGTCCAGCGGGCAGGGGAAGGCGGGGAGTTCGAAAGGGATCGTCAGGGCAGGGAGACCTAGGCTCGGTAGCTCAGGGAGATCCGGAAAGGAGAGCGCCACGCCTGGGATGTCCGGATCGAATGATGGCAATTCGATCTTGAATGGGAACGCGAGCGTCGGAAGGCCGAGGCTTGGCAGTTCGGGGAGATCCGGGAAGGAGAGACTGACGCCCGGGAGATCTGGATCGAACGAGGGCAGCTCGATCTTGAACGGGATGGCGAGCGTTGGGAGGCCAAGGCTCGGCAGCTCTGGGAGATCGGGGAATGCGAGGGGCTTGAAGTTGCACAAGACGCTTCAGTCGGAGGTCGTGCGAACCGACGGGATGATGGCGGAGGCTGCGGATTGTGCGGCGGTACTCGCTGCGACCGCACCGGCTCCAGAAATCACGGACGCCAGCGCTGCGACCTCGGCAGCGGCGACGGGTGCTGCGATGGGAGCCACCATGACCCCAAGGATCGGCCCGGACAGTGCGCCAAGCGCTGCCCATGCGACCGCCATGATCGTGAGCTCGGTCTTCAGCGCGGTTACCTCGGTCTGCAGCGTCGTGATTTGCGATTGCAGCGCAGTGATCGCCGTTACGACGTTCGGTCCGATCGCAATCGGCAGTCCGGCGGGCCCACCGATCGCGACGGAGCCAGCGGATAGCGCGAGCTGCGTGCTTCCGGATACCTTGACCACTCCGCTCGAGGAGACCGAGAAGCCTCCGGAGCTGTTGAAGGCCTTGATCGATCCGTCGCTGCCGAGAAGGATCGCGTTGCCCTCCGACCCAGCAATCGTGATCGACCCGTCGGCGTTGACGGCAATCTGAATGCCGACGCCGTCCTTGGTGTTGCCCTTCTTCGTGAAGATCGCGATGGTGCCGTTCTTCTTCAGCAGCACTCGCGCCTGCGCGGTGCCATCCGGGCCGGCCGCATACATGCCCGTCTCGCCGTAGTCGAGCGTGGCCTGCAGCTCGCGCCCTCGCTCATCCGTCATCGCGATGACGATGTCGTGATCGCCAGCGCAGAGCGACACGGACTGCGGCGCCGTCTTGCCAGCCTCGGGCTTCGACGGACGAGCGAACATGCCTGGCGCGAACCAGATCTCGGCGTTGTCAGTATCCGTCGTCTCATGGACGACGTCGCCGAGCTGGGCGAGCATCTTCTTCGTCTTCGGATGGATGCGCGTGTTGAGCACGTCCTGTCCGACCTTGACCTGGCCGCGTGCGTCGGGTGCTGCCATTGCGATGACCCCTCAGAAGGCGAGCGAGTTCTTCAAGACCAGATCGAGACGTGTGGTCGTCCCGCCATGCCGCGACTTGGAGTAATGGCAGCCGAGAACGTAGAGATCGTCGTCGAGTCCGGCTGCGTCGTCCTGCACATGGACGACCGTGTCCGGCGCCCAGATGAGGAAACCGTCATCCGTCTCCTGACCATGTCCTTCGACGACGTAGTGAGCGCGGACGCCCTGCCGGACGAGCAGACTCATCTCTCGCTTGACGAAGTTCTCTAGCTGCTCCTGCGTCTTGCTCTCGTCGTCGTGCAGGTACATCGGCCGAGGCGGAATGCCTTTGCGAGCGCGATAGAAGAATGTGGAAGAGGGCACCTTCACCTCGGTAGCGCCCTTCAGACCGTCGATGATCTTCTGCACTTCGGGCAGCAGGTTGTGATCCTCGTCATATCCGAGCAGCGGGTTGACGCAGTAGGAGCGGTGCCGTCCCTTGCCGTATTCGCCGCCGCCGGAGAAGGAATCGGCGACGAGGATCGATGGCTGGTTCGTCATCTCGAGCGTAACGGTGCCGGACAGGACGTTGCTATTGCCATTCCGTGTCCGGAAGAGCGAGTAGGAGGCTTCCTGCTCAAAGTCTGGCTTGCCGACGATGAGCGTCTCGCCATCGGCGCTGCACCGGATCCAGAGCCCGTGCCTTTGGGATACGCGAGAGGCGAAGTGGTAGACGCTCTCGTGGTTGTATGGCTTCGTTTGGTGGAGGACGAAGCTTTTGAGAGGCTTCGGGCCGCTCGCCTTTCGATTCCGATGACGTCGCCTCTTGCCGCTGCCCCCGCCGCCACCGCTGCTTGTAGTCGGTGTACCGCGGAGTCCCGTCTTCGCGTTGCGATTCGCCGTCGGGTCGATCTGGAATTGGTCCTCACCAGACCATCCGAATGGCGCGAACAGGTCCTTGAGCAGATCCGCCAGAGAGCCGCCCTCTTTGAGCTGGTAGGTGGGGTCCGCGACCGCATCGAGAGTCTGTCCGAGCCGGTCGCGTCCGTGGATTGTGATCTGAAGGCCATTACCGCGATCGGCCGTGCTCTCCATGACGTCGATGTGCCCAGTCGCCAGTACGCTCCCGTCCAGGTCGAGACGGATACGTGCGCCGAATCGGAGAGCATCCTTCAGCTCTTCGGAGAGGCCATCCTCGTCGAGGCCAAGCGTGAAGCTGAAGCTGTCCGCTGGCGTGAGGAAGTCGCTCGAGAAGTCGTAGGAGGTCCAGCGCTCGAGCAGCAGATTATCGACGTCCGGGAACGTAATCCGGACCGTCTGCGAGTCCGGGTCGCCGGGTCGATAGGGAATGGTCATCCGGCACCTGTCCGGGGCGTCTAGGCCGCCTTGTAATAACGGACGACGGTGCCCTTATCGATCTCCGGCCCGCGCATCAGGCCTGGATTGAGCGCGATGAGATCGCCGATCTTGGCGCCCTCGATCTGCCGCGCTACACCAGCGAGCGTCGTCGCAGCTGGCACGGTGAACTTCCCGATTGTCCGGTTCGCCTGCACGAGCCTCTCTCGAAGACCAAAGGCGCCTTCCTTGATCCGCTCGACGTTCTGCGTGACCGGCCATGTCGTGGCGTCGCGTGCCTTGTCGGCGGACTTCTGGATCGCCTTCGCGTGATACAGGATCGAGTTGATTCGCCCGCCTGCGCGGTAGGAGAGAAGCGATGGATAGTCAGCGACGGCCTTCACCGAGTTGAAGAAGTCAGTCAGTGAGACCTTGTTGCCTTGCAGATAGGGCGGAAGCGACAATCCGGCCGCCTGGAGCAGCGTCTTTAGGTCCGCCTTGAACGTCTCATCGTCGATCTCGCCGATATCCACCGCCGAGACTGGCGTGCCATCCCGGACCTCGATGTCGGCGACAGTCGTTTCCACGAACGATAGCTCGGCGTCGACACCGCCACGCCGAGACGCCTCCCAGTCGACATCGAATCGCTCGGCTTTGCAGACGATCGGTCCGAACTCGGGATGCTGGAGAGTCCCGCGCTCCTTCTTCTGGAAGGCTGCGACGAGGATCCGAAACTGGTTCGGGTAGAGCGCCGCCCATGTCTCGCGGCGCCCAGGACTGATGCCGTTCAGGAGCGGAGAGGAGAAGGTGAAGCGGAGTGGAGCGAGGCCGGTCGACTCGACTCGAGCTCCATCCACGCCCCAATATTTGTGCTCCACGAGGTCATGAGCGATCGACAGGCGAAAGCGTGTCGTCGGGAATTCGATGTCGCGCCATTTCGCGGCGAGGAGATCGCCCAGAACGTCCGGTCCGGTGTCGGCCATGGCGGGAGTCTCCTAGGGCGTGGTCCTCTGCACGATGCCGGCGCTGGCTGAGGCGGGTCGGCCTGCGGGGGTGGGAGGCGCGCCTCCGCCTCCGCTAGGCAACTTGCTGTTTGTCTCGGTGGCCGTGGTGTTCTTCTCCAGCGCTTGCTGCAGCATCTTGATCGAGTCGTTGAGCCCGCGGATGGCGTCCTGCCGAGCGTGCTCTTCGGAATCGGCCGCTTCCTTCGCTGCCTCCGGCGCGATGATGTTCGCCATCGCGGCCGATGCAGTCTTGGCGATACCGGGGTTCTCCCGGAGATCGACCTGCTGCTTCACGTCGCCCTGCATGTCCGTGATGAGCTTCTGCGCTTTTGCTGCATCATCTGGGGACAGCGTGCCGCCCTGCCTCAGCTTCGACGCGAGGTTGGTCGCCTCCATCTGATGGCCGAGCTGGGTGTCGTTGGCTTCCTTCTCTTTGCCGAACTCGGCGTCGATCATCTTCTTGGCACCGTAGATCGCAGCCGCGGCGGCCACGACCGCGGCACCCAGAGTCGCCATGGGCCCAGCCGCAGCGAGGGTGGTGGTCGCGAGCGACGTGAACGGCCCACCGATCGCCTTTTCCAAGATGGCCGGGAGCGCAGCCTTCCCGATCTCGGCTGCGATGAGAGCGCCAATGGGGTGCGCGGCGATGTCCTGAATAATGTCGCGGTTCTTGTCGGCGAAGTCGGCGACCGTCTTGATCAGGTCGACGAACGCCGGCATCGCCTGAGCGTGCAGGTCGACAAACGTGGGGATCATCTCCTCGATGACAGGGACAAGCTTGAGCAGGGCCGGAACGAGACGGGTCTGGATCGCCTGGTCGAACTGCTCTCGAGCGGATGCCATCTGGGCATCGAGCGCACCTACTCGCATACTGGCTGCCGCGGTGACCTGGCCCTTGGTCATCATCGTCTTTTGGACCATGTCATTGAAGGTGCCGAGGACGGCTGCGCGGCCTGAGCCAGGCTTTTCCCTCTCGGCCTTCGTATAGGTCGTCGTGAACTGATTGACGGCTCGCATGCCCATGACCGAACCAAAGAGCTGGGTCATCTCCGGCTGACTGCCCTTCGTCTTCTCGAGCGCATCCGCGATGATCTGCTCCGGTGGCCGAATCATCGTCTTCTCCTTGTCGGCGAAGACGTCGATCTTCTTGTCCTCGAACGCATCGAGGCGAGCTCCCTTGCCAAACGTGCCGGTGAACGCCGTCATTGCCGTCGCGGCGCTCGCAGCATTCCATGCGCCGCCGCCACCGCGCGAGAACTGCATCAACGCGCCCATCTTGAGGATGTTTTCGGCGTTGTCGCCTTCGAACTTGCCCGCGGAGGCGACCATCTTCGCCATCTGGACAGCGTTGTCCTTGACCTCGATGTTGCCGGCCTTGCCCTGACCTGCGACGCCTCGCATGACCTGCATGATCTTCTCGGCCTTCTTGCCGGAGTCGGTCATGTCGCCGAATGCGAGGCCCACGTTGCCGGCGGCCTGCGCTACGTGATCGAAGCTCGAGCCTGTAGCGCGCGCGTACTCTGCAAGCTGTGGCAGGAGCTTCATGCTCGTCTGAAGGTCGCCCGTGATTCCAACGATGCTGCCTAGACCGGCCTGAACGTCCTTTCGCTCCATGCCGTAGCGCACGGACGTGCCCTGGATCTCCGGCTCAACCTCCGCGGCTTGATGACGACGCTGGTTGGCCGCGATAGGCGATGTTGCGTTCTGCGCCGAGTTGAGAATGTCCTCGAGCTGCCCCGTGTTCTCCGCGGCCCGCTGTACGCTAGAACCGACATCGAATCCGCCGCCGAGCTGAGTCACCATCCCGACGGCCTTCTGCATGCCGCCTACGACGCCGCCAGCCACGCCCTTCGCCACGTTGACAACGCCCTGACCGACGCCACGGGCAAACGTTTCCTTCGCATCCTGACGTGCGGCGGTTTCCTTCTCGATCTTCCGCGTCTGTTCGCGGTGCGTGCGCTCCTCGAGCCGCCGGCCTTCATTCAGAAGCTTCTCGTTTTCCCGCTCTCGCCAGCGGTTCGTGCGGATCATCTCCGCATCTTCCTGGCGCTTGCTCCGGAGCTTCTCGATGACGACCTGTTTTGCGGCCCGGACCTTTTCTAGTGCAAGGCGATCCTCGGTCCGCTTCTCCGCCGCCGCGCGCTTCTCGACGTCTCGCGCCTCTCGGTCGCGAAGGCGCTTGAGATCTGCATCGGCGCGGAGCTGAGCGCGCAGCTTCTCCTTTGCTTCGGCCTCGGATCGCTTCTCCGTTGCGCGGTGTGACGAACGCATCTGCGCGTCCGTTGGAGCCGGCGGACCTTCGAAGTGCGCCATCTTCTGCGCATGCGTAGGCTCCGGCGGCCCCTCTAGTGCGGCCTCAACGCGCTGCTTTGGCGTGATCCGGCGCGTGATCTGCTCACGCACTCGCGTCTCGTCGCGGCCCGATGGACGCTCTGCCTTGAGAGGCGTCCGCTCATGCGAGCGGTCCTCGGCCTTCGCCAAGGGCCTGAGCTGAGGCATCTCCGCCGGCTCATGCTCGGGTCGCGCGTGCTTTGATGCGATGTCCGACTGGATCTGCGCGAGCACCTTCTCCTTGGTCGTCTGCGGCGCATTCGGAGCATGCGCCTTCGGCGGTCGGGGCGGCTCTTGCGTGCCCTCGTAGCGGGCCTCGGCGCGCGTCTGCGGATACCGAATGCGGTTCGCAGGCCGGCTCATGCCGAGGCCGCGATCCGTCGCGCGTCGGTGCTCTTCGGCGATCGTGACGGCGGCCCGCTTCGCTTCGTCGCGGTCGGTCTGCGCCGACGGGGCGTTCGTGGCGCGGCGCGGCGTCTGGGACCTCGTCGTCCGAGACACGCGCGCGGCCGACTGTGCGACCGACTGCATCGCGCGATCCACCTCGGGCATATTCTGCACGAGGAACCGGATCACGACGTCATGGACGGACATTGGATGCTCTCAGTCGCCTTCCGAATCGGAGTCTGCGTTCACGCCGTCAGCATCGTCATGGACGGGCTTCTTTGCGGCGCACAGCTCACAGAGCAGCTCGAGCGCGAAGGTACTCACGTCGGGCTGCCCACCAAGCGAAGATGTGAGCGTCCACGAGTTGACGAGTCGGGACGCCATAGAAAGCACCAGGCTCTCCCGCGCTCCCGAGGAGATAGAAGCTAAAGGGAAGGCGCTCCCTCCTTCAGCGAGCCGGATGATGAGCGCTTCCTCCTCCTGCTTGCTCATGTACGCCCGAATCGGCCCAAGCTCGCTCTGCACGGTGCAGTAGGTCGAGAAGAGCACGCCGAGTTCGTCGGTCGAGAAGTTCGCCCGCATCTTCTTCGTCGACGGGAACGCTGGCCGCTTGATGTCGGTCACGTCACGGCATGCGCGGTGCAGCACCTGGATCGCCAGCTCGTTCGTGAACGCGTTGTGATATCCGAGGTTCGCATCTTCCTTCCGCTGCGGATCCTTGAACAGCTCGCGGACGAACTTGTCGGCGGCTGCGTTCGAGGCGTGCTGCTCCTCTTGCGAGAGAGGCCACATCGCGATCATGCCGATGGTCTGATCGGTCCCCGGGATGTTGCGCGGGAAGGGGACCTCGCGATGCGGACGCGGGATGGCCGTGAGAGCGAGCCAAAGCTCGCTCGGGTCCATCTCCTTGTCCTTTTCCGGCGCGGGCAGCTTGCCCTTTGCGGTCGCGGCGACCGCCTCATCGATGCTCATGCTCAGCGCTCTGAAGGTCGGTGTTCGACGGTGAAGGAAGTGATTACTGGGCTGTCATCGAGCGTCTGGCGCGTGACCGACGAGACGATTGGGCCCTCGATCTCGAGGATGCTTGGTCCGACCTCGCCACGTCGAGGTCCAAGCATGAGGATGGCAAGCTTCACGACATCTCCAAGGCGCACGCGAGCGTCGACTTCGTGACCAGTCATCGGAACAGCCGACTCCACGTGGATTCGACACGGCCGGTTGACATGGTCATCGATGACGACGCCGCACTGCTCCATGAGCAGGTCGCCGTTCAACACGACGCCGAGCTTTGCGTACATCTGAAGTGCCGGCATCTTGATCACTGCCAGTCCGTGAAGGCGCCGCGGAACGTGAAGTCGAGCGCGCTCTCGTTGTTGACCGAGTGCTTGAACGAGTCGCTGATGATGAAGCCCTTCGCAGTGAGCTGCTTGCCCGCTGCGAGGACCGCGATCTCGACTTCCTTCAGACCGGCCATGTACGGGCCCGGGTTCATCTCGAAGTCGGCGCTCGGCACGGCGCTCGTGACCTGGATCTCGACCGTCGGGGCGCCTGGCGATTCGCCCGCATAGCCCTTCGCCACGGTGTTGACCGCTTGCGAGTTCGTCGCGCGGTTGACGGTGACGCTGCCTTCCTCGGTGAGGATCGAGCCCTTCACCAGGACATACGCGAGCGAGTACAGTTGACTGTCCGCCATCTCAATTACTCCTTCAGGCTCATCGCCCGCTCAAATGACAAAAAGCGCCCGAGCTCCTCCGGTCGTTCGGAAGAGCCCGGGCGCCCAGGGAATGCCTTTCGCACCGAGTTCTAATCGCGCGCTCAGAAGCGCGCTGGATGTCGAGTCAGATCACGCGAGGTGCTGAAGGACTCCATATGCCGCGAGGCCAACGCCAAGAGCGAAGGCAGACACTTGTTGGACCAGGATCGCGAATTGCTTGGCGTTGTCGCACGGCCTCAGCGGAATCCGACACGCCAATCGCGTGCGCGGGCTCTGCTCTCGCTGAATCTGCGTCCCGTCCTTGATCAACTGCACATCCTGCAGAAGGTCATTGCCCGCGTAGGTGTCGATGAGACCGAACACCGTCGAGCGGTAGCGCTTCGGAGTGACGACCTGATCACCAGGCTGCGGCGAGCCATCGGGCGCATCGTCCATGATGCGCATCCCCGGGTGGTTGAGGATTGTTTTGGCGAGCAAGTCCTCGCCGAAGAAGTCGCAGATCGTGACCTTGTGATGGTCGGCGATGCGGTAGTCGTTGACCGAGCCGTTGAGGCTGCGCGTCGTGATGAGGTCGACGAGGTAGGTCGACCCGTTCGGGTTGATGCCGATCGGAGTCACGCCGTTGAGGAGCGCGCTTTGGACCTGCGATCGGCTCGGGATCGCGCTGTCGAGTCGCGGGCGCGGGACGAGCCAGTAGGGCGCCGTGAGTGCGTCATTGCCGAAGCCGCAGAAGTTGGTCCGCGGGTTCGGCTTCGTCTCGAAGGCGGTGATGACCGCCGCGAGGTTTGCCGCGAGCTCGCCACCCGTCCACGGGGACCACTTCATCCAGACGAGGTCGGCTCGAGCCGAGTTGCGTCCGGTGGCGATGGTGTTGGTGTTCGAGATGGTGTCGACGCTGCCTGCGATCGCGCGCTGGCGGATACCGACCGTCGGCGCCGCGTTCGTGCCGATCTGCGTGACGAGGGCGCCGAACTGCGTCGCGTCGCCCGCGGCCGAGGCGATGTAGTAGTACTTCGACGTGTTGATCGTCGCGAGCGCGGTGGTGTTGTCGTCTGCCGTCGTGCCACCGGCCATCGCCTGATCGACCGCCGTGGGGATCGTCATTCCGATCGCCGGCGTGATCTGCGGCATATAGCGGATCTCGTTGCCGCGCGTGCCCTTCTGGCGCGCGGTGATCCGGAGGTAGCCCCAGACGCCGGTCGCCGTGGCTGTAGCCGTGACGCCCCAGTGCGTCTTCGTGTTGATCGCCGTTGCCGCGTTCGTCGCCGCCGTCGAGGAGGTGTCGAGGTTGGCGATCGCGACGTCCGCATACTCGTCGCCGACGAAGATGCGCGCCGTGCCTGCCGCCGTTGCGGTACCGACGAACGTGATGGTGCCCGTTGCCTGTGCACCGGCGGACTCGGACACGGCGATCGCGCGCACCGTCGTCGACTTGTTCACCTTCGTGAACCGCCGAAACATCCGGTGGAGCTCGGATCCGGTGCCGAAGAGGTTGATGCAGTCCTGCTCGGTGACGAGCTGGACCGCCGTATCCGGCCCGTAGACCGTCGTGTCCGGCGTCGCCGAGCCCGTGCTCGTGAGCATGTTGCCCATGAGTAGGACTTCGATTGGCGAGCCCGATCCGGCTGCATCGCCTTGGGCGAATGCAATCTCGAGATAACTGCCGGGCACTGGGTCCGAACTAGTGAATCCCGTGAGGGTAATTGCGCCGGGCATCAGACTTCACCCTTCCCGCCGGCCTTCGCCGACTGCTCGCTCTTCTTCACCGGCTCTTCCGCCTTAGGCGCTTCGCCACTCTGCTGGGCCTTGAAGTCCTTGATGGTCTGGGTCGTCTCGCCGCCAAACGTCGGATCGAACGCAACACCGCACGCCTTCGCAGTAGCGTCGTCGGCAGCCCAGAGGTCGCCTTCTTTGCAGGCCTGCACGAGGTCGGGGTGGTAGTCCGTCTCGTCCGCCTTGTCGGTCGGGCACCAGGACCAGGTGCCGGGCACCACTTCCTGCCAGCGACGTCCAATGCAGCGGCGATTGCCATTCAGCTGCGCATTCGGATCGGCGACCTGCGCCGTACCACGGCACAAGAAACGAAGCCTCGGTCGGTTCGACATGGAGTGGTCCCTTCACCGTCACGAGGTCGCGACGGTCTTTGGCTCGCGGTGCGAGGTGGCGCCGACTGCTATGGCGTCGTGAACGTGTAGGCAGCCTCGAGCAGGTCTGAGACCTGCCCGTCTGGCCCGATGACTTGGACGTCGGCGGCGTAGGTAGGCGCGGCGTCGTGGGACGGCGAATAGCCCTGGAGCTTCGTCTCGTGCGTCACGACGACGTTGCTCGCATAGGCGCCGCCGATGAGCACCTTCGTGTCCGAGCCCGGCACGAAGCCGGTGCCGTAGACGTAGAAGAGCGCGCCGCCGGCCTTCGTCCCGGAGTTCGGAGCGACGATCTCAGCGACCGGCTTTGGCTGCTGCACAAGCTGGACGAAGTCGACGACCGTTTGGACGTCCTTATTCGCCAGATCGAGATTGATGTCGGCGCCGGCGAAGTCGAGCTCATCCTCAAGCACGAAGTCGTCACGCTCTTCGACGCTGAGCTGTCCGCTGACCGCTCGCCACCACTTGGGCTCGCCGTCGACGGGCTCGAATGCGCCGTACTTGATGCGGCCTGGCACCATCTTGACGATGCCGGCCAGATCGCGAAGGGTCGCGCCGTTCTCGTATCCGGCGTCATAGCCGACCATCGCAGCGTGAGAGATGGCCACTGCGGCGGTACGGAGGATCGGCAGGATCTCGGGGATCTCCTGCGGCGTCAGCGGCGGCAGGACGTAGGACCATTCCCATGACGACTTGCAGGTCGGGTTGCTCTGGTTCGGCCGGCTCCACTCATCTTCGACCCGATAGAGGCAGAAGAGCGGCCAGGTGAAGTCGCCGGAGAGCAGGAACGGCGTCGGTTCGTAGGCAATAGTCGCCTCGACCGCGCTAGGAAGGTTGTAGTCCTCGAGCGCCGCCTGCATGAGCAGCCTCGGCTTGACGTAGGTGTTCAGGACCGAGGAGAAGAACTGAATCGCATAGAAGAGAGCGGGGTCGGCATCGAGAAGGAGGCTATTCGTCGTGTCGTCGGTGAGCGGGTATAGGACCTGCCCATGCCGAAACCGACGCGGATAGCCCATGGAAGCCTCAGAGGAGCGCGCGATTCACGGCGCGATCCATCATGTCGAGCAGCGCCTCAGCGCCTTCTCGCGACGCATCCCGCATGTAGTTCGCCGCGATCGTGCCCGGATGGTTCACCTTGCGCGCCGAAACCCATTGGCCGGCGACGCGGAACCGGAGGAGTCCGCTCCTGTTCGATGCCTTCGGCGTGATCTCATGGGCCTTGGTGCCGCCCTCGACAAACCTGGCGTACTTCACGCGGGCGTCTCCGGCCCGGATGAATTGCACCCATGGGCCCGTCTGGCCGCGGACGATGCTGCGACGCAGGGCGCCGGTGCGATCATCGAAGGAGCGTGATAGCCGTGCATGCCGCAACGCGAGCGCCACGGACTGGCCGAGCGCCTGGCGTGCACCCGACTGCAGCTCGGCGGATGCCCTTCGGAGCCATTCCACCAGCGCGTGCGGATCGACCTGCACTTCCATCATGCGAAGTCGCCCAAGTCGGTCCATCGACCTTCGGTCGGCAGATCCTCCTCGTTGCCATCGTCGTCGCTGTCCGGATTGTGGATCGCAGCTCCGGCCGTGGCATGCGTTCCGGTCGTCAGCGGCACGCGCTGTACCGACTCGCAGTAGCGCTCCATCTTCTCCTTCGCCAGCTTGTAGTAAGCCTCAAAGGACATCTCGCCCGCCATCGCCTTGATCACATCGGGCCGACGCCTGAGCGTGTAGGCGATGCCGAAGTCGAGCGCGGCGAACTTCACTTCGTCGGGCACATTCGAAATCGGAATCGTGATTGGCGTCCCGCTCGACGTGACCAGCACGTTCCGAAGGAAGCTGTTGCACTCGGCGTTCGCGTAGGCGATGCATGCCGCGATCGGGCCGGTGTCGACGACCTTGTCACCATCGTCGTCATAGACGGCGCGGACGATCTTGACACCCAGCGCGTTCTCGAGGTCCGTCTGGCTGATGTAGTCGGCCATTGGGACGCCTCAGTTCAGACGCGATCGGGCCATCGCGCGATAGAGCTCGAGACGCGCTTCGTGTGAGGCGCGAAGGCTCGTGAGCCGTTTGGCGCGGGCCTGAGCCGGGCTCTCGCGCTCGACCGGAACTGTCTGGACCTCAGGCATCGCAGAGACGACGCGTGGCCCGTCATCGTCCTCGTCATCAAGGACGCGTGGGACGAGGTCGCGGGCACAGCGGAACGAGCATGTCCGCTGACCGACGGCGGCCGGGGTGAATGGGTCGCCGCAGGCTTTGCAGAAGCGGCTCATTGCGCTCAGGCCGGCTCGAGACAGGGGATCTTCGCAGCCTCGTCGACGAGCAGAGTGAGCTCGTCGCCGGACTGGTAGGTCTTGCCATCGCGTTGAAGCGTGCCGTGCGCCCAGACCTTGTAGCGGAGGCTTGTGGCCTTCGCTTCGGGGGCGAGTTCGGGATGCGCGAGCTTGCCGGCTGGCTTGTCGGCAATGGCATCGGCGAAAACCTTCGCTCGCTCCGACTTGGCCGAGGCCTGCTCGGCCTGAGTCTCGGCGGCGGACGGCGCGGGCGCCGCGAGGGGAGCAGGAGGCTTCTCCGCGCCGTCCGCCTCGAGCTTTGCGGGCGCCGAGGCCGGCGGCGTAGTGTCGCCAGCCCGCTGCTTGCCCTTGGTCGGAAGGTTCATGCCGCTTACGCCGCCGTCGCGGCCTTGATGATGTAGCCCGCGTTCGCGGCTACCACCTTCAAGTCTTCCGAGACGCCGACCTTGGCGAAGTATCCGCCCTTCTTTCCGGCATTCGGCTCGAACCACTCGGTCGTGACCGGGTCGCCGTTCTCGCGGAACAGCGAGGCGAAGGAGGCCGTGCGCTTCGATGCGGTCGACGCAACGCGGACGACGCCGAAGTCGAGGCCCCACATGCGCGAGTATGCCGCCGTCTGCCCCTCGTTCGCCGTCTGCTTGCGCGCTGCGCCGACGAGCAGATCGTCGAGGCCGAAGTACTGCGCAAGCTCCGCCCTCGAGACGAGACCGGCCCGCGTGTACTTGAGGTTGTCGAGGATGGTCGGGTGCCGCGCCAGGACGTTGAAGACGTTGAGCGACGTGAAGCCGACAACGCGCGTCATGCCCGGCCCGTTGAAGAGCGAGGCGATGGCCGTCTGGATGTCCTTGATCGGGTTCCCGCCCGAGGTCGAGTCCCACTGGTCCGATCCGGCGAGCGTCGTCGTGTTGCCGGAGTAGTTCGACGCCGTGGTGAGCGTCGAAGAGATGCGCTGCTCGCGCTTGTTGGCGATGCCCTCGAGAATGGCCCCGAGGAGGTCGGCCATCTCGTCGAAGATGGGGTCCTGGTTGTCGAGCGTCGCCTGCGAGACGAAGTTCGAGAAGCCATAGTCGAGCAGCGAGTAGGTATCGCTGGTGCGCGACTCGCTGATCTCCTGCGCCATGCTTCGCTCGCCGAGCTTGTCGTCGGGGTATTCGAAGCGCTCGCGCTGCGGGTAGATCGCGAACGTGTCGCTGCGCTTCGACACCGGCACGACCGTCACGAGTTGCTCGCCGATGTATGCGTCGTTGGCATACATGACGGACATGTTCGAGAGGAACGTGTTGGAGTGGACCGTCGACGGGCTGACGCCCTTCTGGCGCATGCTCTCGACGTCCGCGACCAGGGCGTCATACATCGCCTTGTGCTGCGGCGTCTTCGACGCGCGGAGCTTCTGGTATCCCTTCATCATGGCCTCGTATGCGAGACCACGCTCGGAGCGCTGCTGGCGAACGATGTCGCCCATCGTGTAGAGCTTCGACGTGACGAGATCGCTGTTCATGACCTTGCCTCTTGCAGGGTTGAAATCGCCGCTGCCCCGCTCACGCGCCGAGGCGTGGCAGGGTGTTGGATTCTTGGGGTGGAGCCGCCTACGCGGCGGCGGCGCCCGCGAACCCTCGCGGGAGAATCGAGGAGAATGAGGGTTTACGCGCAGCCGGCCGCGAATGCGCCCATGCGGATCTCGACGAAGTCGTTGTCGACGCCGCTCTCGAGGAACTGACCGACGAGATACTTCACGGTCGTACCGGCACCGATCGTTTGGCTCTCGAAGCCATCGGTGCCCGCGATCGCGTATTCGCCGCGCGTCGCGCCGCCGGTCGAGACCTTGCAGCGGTAGGTGCCGCCGTCGGCAAGCAGGACGTCGACGCGGTTGGTGCCCGTTCCGGTGACCGTTTCCATAGCGACGCCGATGACCTTCGAGTTCGCGACAGCGACGTCGACCTCGCCAGATGCGGAGAGGTAGACGCCGACGCCCTTCACGATGGAGGCGCCGTTCTTGGCGAGAAAGTTCGCAATGGTGCCCTCTTCGGGCCTCGATCCTGCGGTGCTCATGAGGGTCTACCTTCCGTGTGAGATGGGCAAATCGGCGCCGCCCCACGCGCGCATCGACTGCGCGGCAGGTTCGTCGGCTGGTTGGGAGGCGCCGGAGCGCCGGTGGTCTCAGGCGTTCCCGAGCTTCTCGATCTCGGCCATCGCGTCGTCCGACGTCGAGGCGAGTGCGCCGCCGTCGCTCTTCTCGGTGACCGAGGTGGTGAGCTTCATCGGGGCGCGCTGCGAGACCATCTTCTTGAAGAGGTCCGGATTCGACTTCCGCAGATCGAGGAAGATATCCTTCTCCGCCGGCGTGATCTTCTCGCCGACGAGCGCGTCGACCTCGAGCTCGAGGGTCTTGGCCTCGAACTCGGCGACCTTCGCATTCGCCGCATCGCGCTCGGCAGCGAACGTCTTGGCCTGAGCCTCGAAGGCGTCGCGCTCGGTCGTCAGCGTCTTGATCTGCGCATCGCGCGTCTTGATGCCGTCCTCGGACTTGGCGGCCATCTGGGCCGCGTTGTCGCGCTCGACCTCAAGCTTCGCGTAGTCCTTCGTGAGCGCCTCGACCTTGTCCTGAAGGCTCTTCATGGTTGCGTCGCTCATGTCCGTCTCCTCTTCGGCGTTGCCGCTTGGGTTGGTGTTCTCCGGCGGCGCCGGGGGGTTGATGTCAATGGAGCCGTCCGCCTTGAGCAGGACTCGGCATTTGTCGTTTTGCCGGTAGAGCGCCGTCTCGCCATGCTCGAGCCGACCGAACGTCTTCTCTGCAATGGCGCTCTTCATCCGCGAGAGCGCTTCGTGGTTTGCAGGGACCGGCACGACGCTGATTTCCTTCAGCACCGGGCTCGTCCAGACAAACACCTCGGCGCCGTCGCGAACCTCGTACCGTCCATCAGTGGGGACGAAGCCGACGGAGACCGCGCGAAGGAAGCCCTCCTGAATGAGCCTCCAGACCTGCTCGGCCATCGGGTTCGACTCAGCGGACGCAAACTGGATCGTGGCCTCGAGTCGCCCAGAGCGGACGCCCACATTGGTCGCCTTCCCGATCGGCAGCTCGCGGCTGTCATGCGCATAGAGCACGACCGGATTCGCGACGTAGTGCTCGAGCACCCAGCTCGACTGGTCGATGACCTCGCCATGGGAGTCGACCGCGTCCGTCGAGGCGATGAAGTCTGCCTCGCGCTGGTTCGCGCGGATGGACTTGAGGGCGAGCGCGCCGCTTGCGCCGACCATCTCCTTTGTGATCTGCGTGCGAGCGCTCACTGGCCTTTTCGCTTTCTCAGCATCTCGCCGGGCAATTCGAGACCCCACTCGTCGCCATCGTCCGGAAAGTCGAAGCGAACGAAGTAGAGCCGGCGTCCGTTCATCCCGATCGGCCCGCGGTCCTCGAGGACCTGGCCCTTGGCCTCTCCGCACGTCACCAGATCGCCCTCGCGGAGGATCCGGTCGACGATCGGAACGTCATTCCTCCGCGACGGACGGCTCTTCGGTTGGCGCTGGTTCGGCTGTCGATGGCTGGTCCGCAGAGGGGTTCGCCTGTGGCTCGCCTTGATCGGGTGTGCCTGAGCCATTCGCTCCCTGGTCGCCTTGTATTGGATCGCCACCGCTGAGGACGGGTTCGCCATCCTTCGGCGGCGGGATGCCGGCCTCGTCGTAGACCCACGCCTCCGGGATCCGGACACCCGATTTGCGCAGGTTCACCAGCGCGAGGCTGAACGCCGTGAGATCCGCGTCCTCGTCGGTGTTGAACTCGAACCGAGGCAGCTTGACCGTGTCGCCGAAGTTGAGCCGGATCATCGGCTCGATCAGGTCACGCGTGAGGTCCGCGGCGACCTGCATCGCGCGGCTCTCGCGGAGGTCGCGGCGAACAGCGTCGTGGACCGCTGCCTGAGCGTAGCCGCTCGACTTTGAGCTCTCCGTCGTCTCCGTCTGACCGAGGACGGCTTTGCTCATCTCGGCGGAGAGAACTCGGCATAGTTCCGCGTGCGGTGATCCTGCGCCTGCGCGGCCACCGGGCCACTCCACCTTGATCGAGGTGGTGTCCGGAATGACCGCCGTGAAGTCCGTCGTCATGCGGCGCATGACGGTCTCGAGATCTTCACGGTCCTCGGCGCTGGAGCCTGTCTTTTTGTAGGTCCCGGTCCGCCACGGCTTCCAGGTCAGCTCGCCGGACTTGAGCCAGTCGGCGATGTCCCAGTTCCGCATCACCGAGATCCAGACCAGGCTGCGGCAGAGCCCTTCGCGGCTCGGGACGTCGCCGGTTACCCGGGGCTGGCTGAAGATGAACTTGTTTGGGAATGCATCCTGGAGATCGGTGGCCACCGGCAAGGCACCGGGGATGTCCGTGTAAGCGAGCTTGCCGTTCTCTCGCCGGAAGGCGAACCGCCTATGGGCGAGGTGGGCGAACCGATCCGGGACGAGTTTGCCGTCGCGCTTCGTCCATACGATCTCGCTGACAGAGAAGCTGTAGTAGATGGCGCCGGCAAGATGGGCGATGAGGTTGTGGAGGCCGTCCGTTTCGCGAAGGACGCTCTCGACCCACTTCGCGGCGCGCTTGTCTTTCGCGCGGGCATCCTCGGCCGGCTTGATGTCCCACTGGAGACCGGCGATGGACTCCTCGTTCGTCGCCAGGACGGCGTGGAGATGCGGGTCGCGCTGCCGGCACTCGTTGGCGAGGTCGAGGAGCTGGTAGATGCTGCCGGTATCGGCCGCGCGGATGATCTGGCTGATCTTCTGCGGTGTAATCCCGCCGCCGATCCGGGTCGCAGAATTCCAAAGCGAAAGGTCGGTGGTGACCTGCCCCTTTGGCGCACGCGGCTTGCCCTTCTCGACGCGAGGCGCCGCGCCCGTCTTCTTTCGAGCGCTCTTCGCCATTGGGCCTCAGCTCACTTGTCGGAAGCGGGGCCCTTCTCCCACGTGAAGTTGAGGCGAAGGCCCAGCCCTGGGATTGCCCCTGAGGCTTGGTTCAGAATGAGCAGCGAATTGCTCGGCTCGACCGCGAGCGGTCCGTCCTCGTCTCGCCAGAGCTCATAGCTGGCACCAGTGGCCGCCGTGAGCATCACGCTTCGCAGCAGCGAGCCATAGCCCGTTGGCGAGACGCCAGAGGAAGACCATGCGCACTGAAGACGCGCCGCCGACGTGGGCATGCTCGTCGGCGCATAGCCGCCGATGCGATGCGCAACGCCAGTCGCGAGACCGCTCGCGGCGCCCGTTCCGATCGCAAACGACCTCGCGAGCCCGACCTCACCGCCGAGCGCGGTCAGGGTCGTGATGCGAATGCTGCGGACGGAGATCGGCTCACTCGCGCCGGCGAGCATTTCCGCATAGGCGGATCCGCTACCCGGCGCGAGACGCTGGTCGATCGAAGCACTGAAACGGATGGCCAAGACGACCTCCGCTTAGGTGCCCGGGTTCTGCAGGACGTTGCAGGCGACGAGGACCGCGCCGATGCCGGTGCCGAACTGCGCGCCGATGACGTCGAGTCGGATCGTGTCGCCGCCCTTCATCCACGGACGCTTGTTGTTGTGCGTGTCGAACGTGCCCGAGGCGACCAGACCCATGTTGAACGGGATTCCGGTGCCGTTGGCCGTGCCGCTGAACCAGTTGTTCAGGTTCGTGGCGACCGCGCTCGGGAGGAACGCGCCGACTCCGGTATGGGTCGGGTGGTTCGAGCTCGAGACCGCGACCCCGCAGTTCGCCGCGCCCGTGAAGACGAGAGAGACGCCGCCCCAGGCGAAGTCCTCGAGCCGGAGGATCGAGTTGGACGGGACCGTGAGCAGGTTCGTTCCCGTCGGCGTCGTGGCCGCAAAGGGGAGTCGGAGCAGCGCATAGCCAGGCATGCGCATCCAGCGTCCAGCCGAGGGCGCATCGCTCGGCGTGATGCAGAGCACGTCATCGCCAGTCGTGGCAGACGTCGATTCGTATTGCCATAGCGTGTTGCGCGCATCGCCGGTCATGATCTGGACGACCATGCCCTGGGCGCGCTTGTCCGCCGGGATCTGCTTGAGCGTCGCGATCGACGTCTCAGGCGCAGCAACGCGCTGCGAGACGAGACGGGCCGCCGCATCGCCGTACTTGAGTGCGCTCATGCCTATCTACCTCTCGTCTCGTTGTTGGAAGTTCCTGGCGCGGTCGGACGGGCCGACGCGGCACTAAGATCGGCGAAGGTCAGCCGAAGCCGCGCGCTTCGTCTCCCCATCGGGAGCCGGAGCCGGTGACGGTGCGGGGTTTGCCAGCGGTTCCAGCTAGCGTTCCGAATGCGGAGGCCAGTGCGTCGACCTGGTCGTCGTGCCTGTCGCCCTTGCCGATGAACGCGCCGAGCTCGTCAACGAAGGCCTTTAGCCAAGGCGCCTGTCTCGGAACCAGAACGCGACCTGCGTTCCAGGCTGCCGCTACGGGCCCAGCCCGCTGGAATTTGTCGGCCGACGCAAGCTCGTGTTCGACATAGGTGCCGATGCTCGTCAGAAGCTGCGCGGTGCCCTTCTCGGTCGTTGACGTGTACCAGTGCCATGTGCCAGGCCATGACACGCTCATCGCGTCCATCGTTCTCACGAACGTGGGGACCTCAACTTGAGCCCGCTGGACGTCGGCGACGTAGTAGAGCGGCTCTCCGCGCTCATCGTCGGCACGGAGCAGGATGACGCCGCACGACCAGTCGGCCCGCGTCTTCGCGGTGCTTGCTAGGTCGATGCCCTTCCCGATCTGGAATCGGTCCGGGAGCTTGTCGTAGAAGACGCAGCCGCGGAAGACGCTGTCGCCGCGCGGCCTGGGCTCCCCCATGAATTGGGACGCCCATTCGTACTCGCCGGCGGTGAGCCGCTTGGACTCGAGGGCCGCTGCCGACCATCGTTCCGGCCAGAGTGACTCGCCGCGCTCATTCAACGCAGGCAGCTTGATGAGTTCCCAGTTCTCGTGGGCGTGGTCGCGAATCGCGTGCCCGGTGAGATCCTCGGGGTGCCACCTGGTGTGTGTGATGACGATCGATCCGCCGGGCTCGACGCGCATTGCGCCGACGCCCTGATACCAGTCCCACACCGCCTCTCGCTCGAGCGTCGACTCGGCGGCGGCGCGACCGGCGTGAGGGTCGTCGATGATCAGGACGTTGCAGCCCTGACCAATGAGCGCACCTCCTACCGACGTGAAGATCGCGCCGCCGAGGTCGGCATTGCGCCACTCGTTGAGTGCGCTCGCGTCGTCTCGGAGCTGGATGCCTGCCCGCTGGGCGTAGATGCGAGCTAGGCGAGACTTGGTCTTCGCCAGTCGGTCTGCATATGTGACGTAGGCAATCGTCTCCCATGGCCTGCGCAGGAGCCGATAGGCGATGTAGTGAAGCAGCGTCTCCGTCTTCGCGAATCGCGGCGGCACGCTGACAAGCGCCCGCACCGCCTCTGTCTCCGTCCGCTGCAACGCGTCGAGCAGCGGGGCCAGGTGGTACGGCTCGCTATACCGCGGCGAGATCAGCGGGATGAACTTGAGAAGGCTAAGCTTCGCCGGATCGTTCCGCTGGCCCGTCGCCAGTTTCGCTTTCAGGATCCGGTCGAGCTGTCGGCGGGCTATCGAGGCCAGCAGCGACGGCGAGGACCCGCTCGTAGACATCATCCGGCAGTGCGCCCTTCAGCCGCGCAAGGAATCCTTCGATCTCCCGCGCCATCTCGACCTTCAGCGCCTTCGGCTGGTCGAGTCCGAGATAGAACGACCTACGCTCCATGATGCGGAGCACGCGGTCAACGGCTTGCGGGTCGCCTGTTTTTGCCTTCGACCACATCCCGAGGAGCATCGCATCGAGGCGCGTCAGCTCGAGTTGCAGGACGGTCTCCGCCGGCTCGCGGATGACCTCTTTGATGGCCGACGCGAAGAGCTTCCAGGAAACGCTCTTGTTGGCGAGGTCGAGCTGCTTGGCAATCTGCTCGAAGCCGGCGCCGGCCTTACGAAGCTCGAGGACCTTCCGAGCCATCTCGGCGCGCTCGAGGCGGCGGGCGTCACGCTTCGCTGAGTTGCCCATTGCAGCCGACTTCCGCCATGCGCTCGAGCGCAACGGCGACGTACTTTGGATCGAGCTCGATGGCTCGGCAGAGGCGCCCGGTGATCTCGCATGCGAGCATGGTGCTGCCTGAGCCGGAGAACGGCTCGTAGACGTTCTCGCCTGGCGCGCTGGAGTTGCGGACCATGCGCGCCACAAGTTCCACCGGCTTCATTGTCGGGTGGAGTTCGTTTGCCTTCGGACGCTCGACATCAAACACCGATGTCTCGGCGTTGCCGCCGTGCCAGCCGGCACCACCGCGCCCACGACGGCCTTTGCCTGGTGCGTAGCCGAAGATGATCGGCTCATGCTTGTAGTGGTAGTCACTCCGGCCGAGGACCATCGAGTCCTTCACCCACACGAGGCCCTGCCGATAGACCCAGCCGACTGCGTCTGTCGCAAGACGAAACTGCAAGTGTATGCCACCCGCCGGGTGGCATATATACCAGGCCGCGCCTGGCTTCAGCGGCGCCGCCTTGAAGCATTCGACGAGGAATGCCCGGAGTTCGTCCGGCGACTGCGCGTCGTTTTCGATGCGAAGCGCATCATCGGTCTTTCCAACATAGGCCACGCCATACGGCGGGTCCGTCCACATCATGTCGCACTCAAGCCCCCCCCCGGCACGCCGTGCGACATTGGCGTCCGTGGATGATCCGCAGGCGAGGCGGTGCATTCCACCCGGCGTGGTCTTGCTCGGGATCTCCCAGAGCTGACCGAGCTTCGTCTTCCACTTCCGCTGGAGCTTTTCCGGAGGCGATTCCAAAGCGGCCCCGTCGGGCGTCGAGTCGTTTAGCTCAAGGAGTTTCCTGAACTCCGCATCGGCAACGCCAGTGGTTTCCGGAGCGACGCCTGCGTCTCGAATCTCTGCCAACACATCGGCCAGCAGCGCATCATCCCAAGCCGCGATCTCCCCCAGCTTGTTGTCGGCAATCGCCAGTGCGTGAGCCTTCGCCTCGTCCAGGTCCATGTACCGGACCGGCAGCCGCGTCATCCCGAGCTTCTTCGCCGCCTTGATCCGCGTGTGCCCGGCGATGACCTCGCCGTTCTCTTTCCGCGCGAGCAGTGGAGCTCCGAAGCCAAAGGTCTTGATCGACTCCGCGATCTTGTCGACCGCCTTGTCGTTCTTCCGCGGATTCTTCACCCACGGCGTCAGCTTCTCGATCGGAACCCATTCGGCCGCCGGTTCCAGTGACACGGTTTCGGCTGGTTTGGGTTTCGCCAGTGGCACCTGATTACGCGGACTTGCGTGCTTATGGCTGGGCTTTGGAGCGCGAGTTGGCATTGCCTAGTTGCTCGGCCGTATTTGGCCTATGCGAGCCTTTGGCTCTGGACATCCGCTGGCCGGCCTTGGCCGCCCTGGACGCGCACAAGCCAACGTCGTGCGACGGCGGGGCGTTTTTGACCCCTACACTATTTCGGCTCGCTTCCGGCCCCCTGGCCAGTTTGTCCCGCTTTTGCGTACATCGATGCGGCAAACCCTATGCGGCCATGTCGCGCTTTTTTGGGGTTGACCGACTGCGTGTGGGCGCAATGCGGCCGCGCGTCCGGGTTTGGGCGCGCTCATTGGACATGTCGTCCGGATGGACTATCGCCTGCGGCCGATTGCGCGCTCGAGTTCGGCTAGCCGCCTGAACGTCTCGTCCAGGTTTGCATCGACCGACGCCCGCCACCGCTCTAAGACCGCATCTCGACGCCTCGGCGGCATGATCTGGTCGAGCACCGCAAGGGTCGTATACAGGTAGCCAGACGGTCGGCGGAAGACTCGAACAGGACCGCCCACTTGCTGCTCTTCCCACCATTCCAGCAGCTGGCGTCTGGCCCAGCGACGCGAATGCCCATACATGCGGCCCATCTTGGTGGGCCCGACCATGAACCGTTCTTCATGCATCGTCGGAACAACCGCGGCCACGATCTCGACGGACAGCATGGTGGCGACGGCGCTCACGACCGACCGTCGATAGCCTCGACCCGAATGACCGACGGGATATCAAACCAGTCCTTCGGCCTCGTGTACGGGTTGTAGCGGTGGACCAGCTTGCGGCAGTCCATGCAGACCCAGCCGTCGTCGGTGAGTTGGCTGGCTCGGTGCGAACACTCGGACATGTCACGCACCCACGTTGCTCGCGACGACCAGTCCTTCGGATCCCTGATCCAGCACCGGCTCCACGCTCGTGAGCCCTGCATCGAGCCAGGCGGCTGCACCCTCGTTCGCGGCATTCTCCGCCGCGATCTCCCTCGCGCGATGGGCACTCTGAGCGCGAACCACAACCTCCGTGTTGCAGCCATACGTCCAAAGCCCGGTGGGGTCGTTGGGGCGCCGAGGGTCCGGTGCGGCGATGTCGATCGCTTCGAGCTTCCAGATCATGGACACTCCGATGCACTGGCCAGCCACGCGACCCAATACTTCCGCTCCGCCCCGACGAGCATCTCCCGCGCCTCGCCCCGTATCTCCCGCAGGAACCCCTCGACCCGGTCCTTGTGCGCGTCGAGGCGCTCCCTCCGCGCCACCTTCCGCGCCTCAAACGCCAAGACACCCTCGTCCGGACCTCGCGCGGCCGCCGGCTCCACGCATGGGGCGACCGCAGCCGATAGGGCATCCATCGACGTCAGAATCCGATCCGCTCGAGCGAGCTTGGCCCGATAGAGCCCCATGTCCACGACGCCGCCGACTGCACGGCGGGCCTCTTCCCGGACCATCTCCTGCCGCTTCGCCTCCACGAGGTCCACGTACCGAGCGAGCGGGGCCAAGTCGCGACCGAGGATGGCCACCAGATGCGCCGCCGCCGGATCGGGATGCCCATATGCCACCATGAGCACATCCGCGCTCCGATGGTCGCCGGCATTGCGCAGACGGGTCATGGCCCGACGGCACCGGGCGATCCTGTTCCGCCAGTCCCGCACCACCTCATGCTTGCCCCAGTCGACGAAGCGGTCGACGAACTTCTCGAGGTCGGCCAGGCGATGCACATACCCGTCGTCGTCGACCTCGTTTCCCCCGCCGCCCGCGATATGGTCGATGAGGTAGCGGCAGCAGACGCCTGACCGCCCCTCCTCGATGCCCATTGCGACATCGCGCAGATCCTGGATGCGATCCGGAGCGAGCCGCCATTCGCGACCGCTCGTCTCACCGCCGTGACCTACGCCCGTGAAGAACTCGGGCGGGAACGCGATCGCCATGACTCACCCTCCTGCGTCCAACCTAGCGCAAGCGACGCGATTGCGCAGGTTGAGTCGATGTCTGCGGTCATTCGTTGGCTGCGGGCTCCGACACATCTCGGACACCGATAGCCTCATTGGCCTTCCCGATAGCGTCCAGCAGGCGGTCCCATAGGTCACTGTTCTCTCGCGGTTTGGCCACGTAGATGGTCTCGGCCCATCCGCGCAGCGCGACGAGCGCATCCTCGAGCTCGGCGGCGCGAGCTTCCAAGCGCTCGATCTCTTCCCGGTCGAGCGCCGCGTTTTCCGCAGCCATATGCTCGTGGATGTAGCCCATTACTTCGTCTCCCGGTCTGCGTCGATTGCCACCCCAATCCCCCGATACCTCAACCCCGCCCGCACCACGTCCGCCGGACGCCATATGTTCCGCGCATCAACGACAAGCCCGTCGCCCGCTAGCCGCCGTCGCATCTCGCCGAAGCTCGGCGCCCGATAGCTGCGCCACTCCGTCAGCATGACCAGCGCATGCGCCCCATCCAGCGCATCGTAATCCCGGTCGCACACAGTCACCCGATCGCCGAACAGCTTGGCGAAGTTCGCCCCGGCCTCCGGATCGTGACCCGCAACACTGGCGCCCTTGTCGAGCAGCACGCGCGCAAGCTTCACCGCCGGCGCCTCCCGAATGTCGTCCGTCTCCGGCTTGAATGCCAGCCCCCATAGCGCGATGCGCTTCCCAGCGAGCCCACCGAGCGCCTTCTCGACGAGCTCCGCGAGGAAGAGTGCCTGCGATTCGTTGGCCGCGTGCGCGGCGTCGGCAATGCTCATCGCCACGCCATGCTCGCGCCCCATCGCAGACAGCGCCTGCACGTCCTTCGGGAAGCACGAGCCGCCGTAACCAGGCCCGGCATAGAGGAACCGCGGTCCGATGCGTGAGTCCGAGCCTACGCCCAGCCTAACCGAATGGATGTCTGCGCCCGTCGCATGGCAGAGGCGCGACAGTTCATTCATGAACGAGATGCGCACGGCCAGCATCGTGTTCGCCGCGTACTTGATCAACTCGCTCGAGCGCGGATCGGTCATGACCATTCGATCGCCGCAAAGCTGCAGAGGCGCGTAGAGGTCGGACATCGCCTGCTTGGCCGCCCCACTCCGTGCGCCAACGACGACGCGATCCGGCTTGAAGAAGTCGTTGACCGCGTCGCCTTCCTTCAGGAACTCAGGGTTAGACACGACCTCGAGCGCCATCATCGACTTGTCGATGCGCTTCTGGACGGAGTCGCACGTCCCGACCGGCACCGTACTCTTCATGACGACGAGGGCCGGCTCTGTCGCGATCTTCGCGATCATGTCCGCCGCCGACATGACCGCGCTGAGGTCCGCCGCTCCATCCGGACCTGGCGGCGTGCCTACGGCGATGAAGTAGGCATCCGCCGCATCCCACGGGGACTCGATGACATTTGCGAATTGCAAACGCCCACATCGCTGATTCCGGTGGACCAGATCCGCCAGCCCCGGCTCGTAGATCGGGATGCGCCCCTCGGCGAGCATGGCAAGCTTCGCCGCATCGATGTCGTAAACGAGCACGTCGTGCCCGAGATCCGATAGGCCCGTGCCCGTGACGAGGCCGACGTAGCCGGCGCCGAAGATGACAAGTCGCATTGCGCAGAGAGCACCTTAGGGCAGGTTGTCAAACTGCGCAGGTGCCATGGGCGACGTCTCGACGATTAGCCCGGACATGGGGCGCCAGTAATCAACGCTTGGCTTCATCGTCGCTCGGATGCCTCGGGCAGTCGATACCGGGCGCACACCAGGCGCAATGCGGTCGCCCGGTGAGCGCCTTGTCGAGCCTGTCCCATGTCTCCCGGCTCATGAGCGCGATGAGTCGACCGTCATAGGTGACGGTCACCGCGCCATGTTCATCCTCCTCGGCCTCCCAGCCGTGACCTTTCACGCCGTCGCCTCGCTCGAGATCGCCGCGCTGTCGAATAGCGCCACCGCCTCCCGAACACAGCCCTCGCAGAGATACGCCGTCATCGAATCGTGCTCGAACCGCTCGCCGACCTGAACTATTGGCAACACGCCCGTTTGGCATGCGGAGCATGTTGGCGTCCAGTTCCACTCGTCCGCTATCGTGATCAACGTCGCTTTCATTCCAAGCCCTCCACAATCGCCTTCGTAAAGAATCCTGCCTCGCGTCGAACCTGCTCGACACATGCATCCTTAGGCTCGTCGGCCGCTGCGCCCTCGGACACCACCATGTAGACCTGCATGAGAAGGTGCGTGTTGCCCGGCTTCGTCTTCTCGCTCCTGGCCTCTCGGATCAGATGCGTGGAGTCGTCATCCGCGAGCACACCGCATCGCACGAGGGCATCGGTGGCCATCTTGCCGCCGAGCACGTCGACCGATACGTCATCCACCACCTTCGTCGAGAATCGAGTCGCGCGTAGCCAGCGAGGTTGTTGCGAGCCATGCGTCGGCGCCTTGGGGAACGCAGGGAGCAGCGCGAGGATCGCCGCGTCCATCTCAGCGCGCAGCTTCTTTTTCGCCCAGCCCTTCTTGTGAGCGTACTGATTCAGCGTCAGCGCCCACTCTCTAGGCACCCGCCATTCGAAGACGAGCTCGCCGCGCTCCGGAGCCGGCCTCGTGTTCGCAATGACGTGGTCGACACGCTCAAGCACAGCACCGACCTGAACCATCTGCTCCGCCGTCAACGGGCGCGCCGGTGGCACAAGCAACGGCGCCAGCGTCTCGCGAATCGTCCGCAGCTCGGCCTTCGTCAGGCTAGTTGACACCGTGCGGCCCCTTCTCGTCGTCGGCGTCCTCGGTCCGCATGCAGAGCCCAACCTCCTCGCCGCAATCGCAACGGACATGGAACGTGATCGCGACGAGCGCGGATTGATCGAACGCCTCGCCGACAGACACGGCTACGTCGTCTAGCGTGGGCATCGCGCGATCGCAGGTCGGGCACCTCGCCTCGGTCGTCGTCACGATCCATCTCCATCCCAGCATAGGTCAACCATTGAGAGCATCCGGTCTGCCGCATCATCGGCCTGTTTGATGATCGCCTTCACAACCTGAGGCGCTCGGCTCGTCGGGACCACGCGCGCCCTGAGCTCACCGTTGACGACGGTGCCGACTGCCGCGGCCCATGCGTGCGCAGTTGAGTAGGGCATTGGCGTTGCGTCGCTGATCTTGCCCGTCCAGTTCGAGTAGCCGAAGGGTCCGGAGAGCACCAACCAGCATGCCATTCCGCGCGGCTCATCGCAGACGAGGTAGCCGTTGATCATCGCGCTTCGCATCGCCAGCATGTGAGACCTGATGAAATTGGGTCGTCCCAGCACAATGCGCCGCAGGTCTGGCAGCCCTTGCATGCTCGGCACCGACCGACGCCCGCGTACCCAAGAAGCGGGTAGCCGAGTCCGGAACCATTGCAATATCGGCATGGCGGAACGTCCATCTCGGGATGCTGCAGGATGCCGATTGGCTTATCGCCTGGCGCGTTGACGAGCGCGCGCTGAACCTCACTGAGCGCCACGTCCACGGTCGTCACGAACTCCCCCGCATTCATGTCGCGCTTGGCCGTGCCCTCGACCATGACGTTGACGCCCTGGTCGGCAATCGCCGCGCTAATGACCCGCTCCATCCAGGCCAGCGCCTCGCCGCTGTTTCGATAATCCGATCGCACGCGGCAGACGCAGTCGCATGGGTTGTGGCTCTCAGGATCAATATGCTCTGAGACCCGCCACATCATCCGGCAGAGTTGGGCGATGACCTCCATCCGTCGGCCGGTGGGGACACTCGCCTCCGCCTTCTCCGCCCGACGCGCTAGGTCGAACGCCGTGCTGCGGATCGCCGCGATGACCGCGGACTCGAGATCGGAAAGGGTGGTCATCTGAACATCAGATCCCAGATGCCGATCTTCCAATTCATCGCGACGCTGAGCGCAAGGATGGCGAGTGTCGCCATCACGCCCGCGAACCCCATCGGCTCCCGCTTCGGTCGGCCATTGACGTCCCAATACAGTTCCAGAATGAACCCGATTGCGTACAGAGTCAGATATATGCCGATGCAAACGATTATCATCCAGTCCTCCGCCTTACCGCCGCGATCGTGTCCTCGGCCGCCACCACTTGCCTAAACTCGCAGTTGGCAAAGTCGCGTCGACTCGCCAGCCATTCATCCGCGACAGCGATGGCTTCGGGTAGCAGCATCGCTACGGCTACCTCCGGTGATTCTCCGATGGTCTTCACATCGCGCCAGCCTTCCGGCGCAGGATAGGCCGTCGCCGTGAACGTCGCAGGCTCGTCGCCAGGCCGGATGATGACCTGCGTATAGTGAGCTCCGCCCCATGTGCGAATGAGCTTCAGGATCGATTCCAGGTTCGTCATCATTTCCTCCCAACAATGCGCCGCGACACCGCCGTCGGTGCGCCGCAGTCCAAGACTAGAACAGACAGCCCAGTCGGCGCAGGCAGGTCGTCACCGCTGACATGACCACGCAGGCGCTGGGCCTCGCGGAAGTCGTCGCGGATCTGGCGGGTGAGATCGTGAGTCCAGGTCATGCTGTTCCATCCTGCGTGCCGTATTGCTGGCACTCTTCGTAAGTCATGTCGCGGAAGGTCGTCGTTGCCGCCTCCCACCAAAGCTCGACCACCCCGGTTGAGCCATTGCGGTTCTTCGCGACGTTGAGCTCGGCGACGCCGTTGCGAGTACCGCGCTCACCCTTCGTAGATGCCGCGTTGTAGTAGTTGTCTCGGTAGATAAAGACCACCTTGTCGGCGTCCTGTTCGATGGCACCCGACTCGCGAAGATCGCTCAACATCGGCCGCTTGTCAGACCGAGATTCGACGCCTCGGTTCAGTTGTGCCAGCGCGACGACCGGCACGTCGAAGTCCTTTGCGATGGCCTTCAACCCTCTGGATATCTGGGCGACCTCGCGCTCGCGACTCTCCTCGTCGCCGCTCATGAGTTGCACGTAGTCGACAACGACGAGGCCGAGCTCGGTATCCTTGGCCACCGACGAACGCTGGACGCGACGAACACGGCTGCGGATCTCGTCGAGGGAGATGAAGCTCTGGTCGTCTAGCCAGAACGCCGGCGACGAGCTCACCTCCGATAGCGCCATGTTCAGCCGACGCCAGCCATCCGGACTCATGTTCCCTGAGCGCAGGTGACCAAGCTCGACATGCCCCCTTGCGCACCCAAGTCGTCCAGCCACCTGCTTGCCTGGCATCTCCAACGAGAACGCCGCGACTCCAAGCTTCGGCTCATGGTCGACGGCGGCGTAGGCAGCAAGGCCGAAGCCGAGGGCACTCTTCCCCATGCCTGGCCTGGCCGCGACGACGATGAGTTCGCCGCCGAGCATCCCGCCGTCGAACGCCCGATCGAGCGCCGAGAGTCCGGTCGGTAGCCCCGCCGCGCCGCCACTGTTCGCCCGATCGATCACGTCGGTCGCGAAGGCTTTGCAGTGCTCGACCATCGGCTTGAGCGTGTCGGTCTTACGGTTGTCGGCAATGTCCGCGACCACCGCCGCACTCTTCGCCAGGAACGCACCGACGTCCGCGTGTCCGTCGTGACATCCTGCGACGATGCGCTGCGCGGCAAGCAGAAGTTTTCGCAGTTGCGCTGCGTCACGCACGCTGCGCTTGTAGTCCTCAAGCGCTGTGCGGGTAGGAATCGGGAGATCGGCCATGACCGTCGCGAACCACGACGAGCCGCCGCGCAACATCGAGAGCGTGTTAGCGGCCTTCATGTCGTCGAGGATCGTGATCGTGTCGACCTCGCTGCCGCCGTTGACGAGTCGCCCGATCGACTGCCAGATGGCGCGATGGGCGCCCGAATAGAAGTCGTCGGCGTTCGCGTCTCCGATGAGTTCCCCTGCCACTTCGCGACCAAAATGAAGGCACGCGTTGATTAGCCCGACCTCGGCCGTAAACGCATTCGGCGGGACGGTGCCAGTCACGTTCAAGTACCGACCTCGGGCTTCACGTCCAGCACGTCAAGACGGATCGGGGGCACGGCGTTACGGTTTACCTCCGGTCGCCGGAGCAGCGGCGGACGGTTGGTGGTCGTGGCAGCCACGAATGTGCCCGATGCGGCACCGCCCTTGTTCAACCACCGCTCCAAGGCCTCGGGCACCCACCCGCTCTGGAACTTGGCCTCCGATCGGGTGGCCACCACGAACAACCCGACTATCTCGAACACCCAATTTTCGATGCGGGCGCGTCGCCCGGACGGGCAATGATCGCTCACGACACGCTCCAGCGCGGCCATCTGCTTCGGCGGAAATGACCACGCGGGCATGCCGGTGGCCTTGAGCACGGCGCGCTTGTACTCGTCGACCCAGAGCGAGCCGTGCAACCTGACCTCCGATTCCGGAACACGCCACCCCTCGGCGCCATCCGTCGCAATAGGCTGTGCTGAGCTAGGCTCAGCTGAGCTGAGAGTGACACCCGGTGACGTCGTGTGACCTGCCGTGACGTCGTGTGACGGTGCCGTCACGGTGCGTGACGGTTGGTCACGTGGCGTGACGGTCGCGTCACAAGGCTGGTCGTTTTGTGACGGTGGCGTGGGCGGTGGTTCAGATGGTGGAGACTGGGGTGTGTCGGCTCCGGCAACCCCGACCGCGATCGCCGAGGCAACGTCCCGAGCGCGATCCCGGGCGGCCTTCTGCCTGGCCTTGTCGCTCTGCTTCGCCTCCTGGCCTTCGATGAATCGGGGCCAGACCAGCAGTCCGTCGTCGCGGAGCACGAGGACCCTGCGCTTGAGGATCTCCGGCATCGCCGCATCGACCACCTCGCGCGGGATCTCGATATGCACAGCGAGCGCATCGAGCCCGTCCTCGCCGAGGTCGAGGATCCCGGCGCGGTCCATCTTGCGGAGAATGAGTGGCAGGATGCACTTCGCCTGCCACGGCAGCATCTTCCACGTCGTCGTGTCCCGCTTGTACAGCCGAACATACTGCTCGTCCTCGAATCTCAATGCTCGTTCCTCGGAAGGCTTGCGATTAGAGCAATCAGGTCCGCACTTGGCTCAAACCATTCTCCGCGTATTCGGGCATCTGCAAACCGATCATGAAGCGTCTTCTCTAGACGCTTCCCGCCAGGGCAGGTTCCTATCAGACGAAGCGGCCTAGGGTTGCCATTCTGAAGTCCGACTAGTCTGCGAAGTACTCGCCATCCATGTCCGATCTTGATCGGACCATCAGTGCCCTCTTGGATAAAGTAGACAAGCGTGTGGCTACATTCAGCCGCGCATCTACCGTGGCGGCCAGTGCAGCTATCTATCCCATTACCAGGCTCATCCACGAGCCAGCCGTCGAACTCGTGCGCAGTCAAGCCTGCCTCCTCCCCGCCAACGCCACCCGCGCCAGCCTCAGATCCGCCGACGCATCCCTCAGCCGCGCCGCCAGATCCTCGTCATCCAGATCGTATTCGGCAGCGGTGATCAGCGTCTTGAGCTCCGTGTCCATTGTGTTGATCATCAAGTCCATCGCCCGCTCGACGCCGGGGACGAGTGCGGAGGGACACTTGCCGCCTTGGATGGCGCGTAGGTTCTTTCGGTCAGCCATTACTTCCACCTCCACGTGTCGACGCCATGCAAGCCGCTGCTGTAGACGGCCAGCGAAAGGTCTTTGGGATACGGGTCCGACGCGCCGACGAAGGTGAGCCGAGGCCTCAGTCCGAGCACCATGGCCTTTCCGGCGACGTAATCGGCGAACCATTCGGTACCGACACTGGCCGGCGTCAGCATCAAGATCATCCCGTGTCGGCGCGTCGACTCGACGGCGCACTTCTTTGCCCACGGTTCGATGTCCCTGAACTCCGGATTGAGCCATAGCACTCCTGTTGGATGACGCTCGGCCCAGTTGACCGACAGCGAATCGCCGCAGTGCTCGCTGCCCGGCCCGTAGTAGGAGGCGCCACACTTCGTGTTCTCGGCGTGCGCGGCGAGGTCCCAGTCGATAAGCCCGAACCTTCTGGCGCACGCAGCGATGAACTCTACCGGGGTGCCGACGTCCTGCTTGCTCTTGCCCGGCTTTTGCTTCGGCATGCTCGTCACGAGTCCTCCTCGAGCAGCGCCGCCATCCCCAGCCTCGCCGCGTCGCACCTGCGATGCGCCTCGGCCTGCCGGTTGTTGTGGCTCCTCCGCGCCTCAGGCGAGAGGGCTGCTGCGTTCACACGCCGAATGTCCTGAAGAGCCCATAGCGCTTGCTGCCACTCCCTCGCCGCCTGCGTCTGGGCTGCGTTGAGCGGCTTCGGCGCGCCGCTGGTCATTCTCGCGGATGACTGCGCGCTCATGTCGGACCACCTTCACTCCGACCCATGCCGGCCCTCGCCTCGTCCACCGCACCCTTGT